TTACTCAAACTTTGAATTTTTGCTGAAGGCATCAATTTGATGTTCAAAGTCAGTTCGTGCCTTACCAGTAATGTGATAATAGATTTCTTCAGTAATTTTAGAATCAGAGTGACCAACACGTTTTTTAATCATTTCTAGTGGGACACCTTGTTCAGCAAGCTTAGAGACATGAGTGTGTCGAAAAATGTGAGAAGTTAATTTATCTGGATCAATACCAGCATAAGGAGCAATTCGCTTCAAGTATCTATTAACAGAGTTTGCTTCGACAGCATTTTTGGTTGTCTTTTTAGTAAATAGAAATTTACGTCCTAAATCATGTCTTTTATATATTTTTACCGCCTCTGGTGGAAGATAGACTTGACGGTTACTACTATCTGATTTAGCTCCTGGTTTCTTTTTAAACTCGCCGCGTTTACTATTACCTTTGTGTTTCTTAATTAGAGTACCATTGATATTAGCATAGTACTTATCGTTAACTTTTACAATATCTTTAGTTTTTAGAGAGCCACCTTCTCCAACTCGCAAGCCCATATAATATAGAAATTGAATGAAGTCTACATAGTCATTACGACCACGCTTTTTAAATTCAGCTAAAAGCCTATGATATTCATCATCTGTTAAGTACTTATCTTCAATATTTAAGTCTAATTCAGATTGTGGAGTTTCTAGCTTGCGTAGGCGAAAGTTCTGAAGTGGATTAAAATTAAGGTAACCATATCCTAGTCCAAAATCAAACATATTCCATAGTGCAGCTCTTCTTACATTAGTGTATGACCAACTTTTGGTTTCAAGCATCTTGTCAAAGTATCGCTTAAAGTAGGGAGTATTTAAGTTTTCGATGATTGTTGAAGGATCAACATCTTTTTCTCTCAAGAAGATATTGATATGCGACTTGTATATATAGTGGCTCTGATACTTACTATCTTTATTGATCTTATCTTGCTTATCCAGATATTCAAAATAGTGCTCTTTGAGCTGCTCGAGCGTGATCGAACTAATTCGACTTACTGACATTTTGGCATCGATTTTATTTTTTAGAATAGTTCGTGCTTGTTGCCAAGCTTGTGACGTTTTCTTGGTAAGTACTACAGTAGCAACTTTTAGAACGATCTTATCAGGAGTGGATAAGAGGGGATCGGGATACTTTTGCCTAAACTGATATTTGCCTTTACTAATAGTTCGCATAGTAACAGCGTATTCTTTTTGATCTTTCATTTTTAATTACCTCTATTTTTTGATAAAATAGGGGTTGCAAAAGGCGCAAGGCTTTTAGCAAGTCTTACATCTTTTTGCAACCATATTGTTAGAACACTCAAAGTAACTTTGGTCGGTGGCTTTGAGTGTTTTTTGTTTGCACAGCTTTTATAGTCGTCAGTTATTGGACTATCATATATACTACACAGTAGGAAGTGATTAGTATGAGTTTAACAAGTAATGAAAGAAAATTATTAATAAAGATCTTAGAAGATTATGGTTATGAACATGAATTATGGGATTTACCACAAGATAATAACGGAAAGTATTATTCTGATAATCCCGATTCACCTAATTTCGAAGTTCCATATGATGAACCGTATATGGCTCAAGAAGCTAATCTAATACAATCAATAATTAATAAGATATAAATTTATTTTTGGGTCGGTGCAAGTGGTGCATTCATACTAGCACCAAAATAATCATTATAGACATCAGATATACCATCTAAAAGTAAATCACAAAAAATCCTTTGAGTTTTACCACTGTTATAGTGATCTACTGAATTTCTAGCCATAAAAAATAAATTTATAGCTCTAGCTTGTCTAGAATCTATTCCTATTGGTTTTTGTCTGAAACGATTAACATAGTCTTTAGCAGTTGGATCCTTCGGAAATCTATTAAGTATGTTGTATCCTTTTTTAGCATAATTATTTAGAATTATGTACATTAAGTGTTCTAGACAACTTCCTAGACCAGATGCACATAAGAACCATTTTTCGTGTTCATACGCAAATAAGCATTGATTAAATTCATCTGTGAATTGGTCATTGTTTATTTCTTTTAGCATATCTTCAAAATGATATTTATCAATAAAATATCTTTTGAAAGTACTTGGAAAGTAATTGACCAGTGTAGGGGTGCTTTCTGCTGCTAAAGTTGAATTATATTCTTTATCTACCCAACTTCTTATCCAATCTTCAGTTAAATTAGATACAAAATTAGGCTCATCTTTATAATTAATTTTTATATCGTCAAATACAGAAAATATCATTTTTAATGAACCCGGAACAATGTTTTTTGCTGTACTTTTGGAAATCAAACCTGAATCAATGATCCAATTTAACATTTCTTGTTCATTATAATGTCTACTAAAGCTAGGATTTTTTGTCTCGTTAAAAAGATTAAGAAATAAAACTTTATTTAGTGTATTAGTAGGGACAGCAAAAACTAAAAATCCCGAAGGCTCGCCCTGCGTAGCAATATCTGCATATACTTTGATTCCACATATTAAGACCTTTTTATTTTCACTCCATGAAAATCTATTTAAATCTGAATTCTGTATTCCATAAAAAGATAAGCGTTCAGTGTAAATTCGATGAAGATAGTCAAGAAACATTTTATGTAGACCATCATCTAACCATTGAAACTGTTTCATATTCGTCCTTATTTTATAAATCTAATAATTGCTTCTTCTTGATATCAAACTCTTCTTGCGTAATTGCTCCAATGTCTAGCAAGCCTTTGAGTTTCTTGATTTCGTCTAGTGGATCAGAAGCAGGGGATGATGGTTGAGCGGACTGTGCATTATTTTCTTCTAGTTTTGCAGGCTCAGTTGCTACAGTTTCAGTTTGTTTTCTTTTAGCATTTTCAATTCCAGCTTCTAGTACTGTAGCAAGTTCGTTTACTTTTTTAATACAGCCGGTCACTAAACTATCATCAGCTTTAAGGGTAGAATCTAAATACTCAATTTCAAAACTAGTACCATCGATCAAATTAACAACTACGCCTAAATGATCTACAAAATCTTTTGAAATGGTTTGAGTCTCTTTCTTACTAGTTAATCCACCTACAGCTGCACCAACTGGTCCTAAGAGAACGCCACCAACTACAGCTCTACCAATACCATGTTTTCTCTTAGTTTGAGTTTTTGAGTCATTATGTTCTTTTTTATTGATAGAGTAGGAAAGAACGTCTTCGAAATTTATAACTCGATAGCTTCTTTTAAAAACTCCTCGTGCTTCTAAAATCTTATTAGTTTTTAAATCGAAATAATAATTTTCAAATTCTTTAGCGCCATCATTTTTGAAAGTATTTAATATTTCTTGATATTCAGCATCTTCTTGTTTTTTCTTTTCAGATCTTTCTTCCATCTTCTTACTTAGACTATCGAATAATCCCATTTTACTTCCTCCAATTAGTTCTTTTTTTCTGAAATTTCATTCATCCAGTTCTTAATTTTTTTAAAATTTTTACCAGCCGTTTGCGTTAATACAACTTTTTGTTCACTCGATAAGCGTGATGTATCTATTCTTGCTTTTTTATTTGCTATATTTTTTGCTTTTTCTAAGGCTAGAGAAAGCGTGTCATAGTCTTTCTTATAAAACAATTGAGAAAATTCTTGAATAGTTTGCATAGTAAACTCAAGAATATATACAGCATCCCTGTAACGATGTTCCTTAGAATATAGTATTCTTAAGGCATCTGTATAATAGATGCTTAAATAGAAAATTTGAAGATATTCATTTTCAGCTTCATTCCATAATCCCATTTTGTAATGAAGTTCTGCTTCTGCACCAAGTATGCCAATAATATACTGACCAATTTTATCAGAGAGGATAGTTCTTTCATCTCTAGGATCTGGTAAACCCAATTCTTTTAGCAATTTTATTCCTGCTTCATGAGGATTTTCCTCATGAAAAGCCTTAGTCACAGACAATGCCTCTTTTTTAATTTTAATTTGCTTATTCATTACTTATCCTCTAATCAAAATTCATTTCATACTTAATCATCTTGCCTAAGATAGTACCAGGATGATCTTTATCTAATATTATGTCCCTATATTCAGGATTAGCTGGTCGCAATACTACTGCTTTACCAACATGGAGAACCTTTTTAAGGGTTGCTTCACCATTAATTAAGACTGCAGCTATTTCTCCGTTTTCAACATCAGTTTGTTGCCTAATTATGGCAATTGCTCCATTAGGTATAAGAGGGTACATGCTATCGCCTTGGCATCTAAGAGCAAAAAGAGTGTCATCTGCATATCTATCCATCATATATTCTGGTATATATTTTTCTATATTCTGTTCTGCAGTAATTGGCGCTCCCATCGCTATAGTTCCTAGTAGAGGAACCATTCTTGGTTTTTGGGAAAAGTAATCAGTAACTTCATTTTCTTGATCGCTACCGACAAGATCAGTAAGGGAAACTCCAAAAATATTGGTTAATTTTGTTACTTTATCCATCAAAGGCTTATTTCTGCCTTGCTCCCAGGAGGCAACAGTAGTGGGTTTTACTTTTAGTAAATTAGCTAAATCTTTTTGAGTGTAAGAACTAGCTTTTCTGTATTTTTTTATGTTATCTCCTAATATATTATTATCCATGATTTCACCACCTATAGCTATTAACTACGCTTATTATACACGGAAAATAAGTTATTTAACACCAAAATATGGATAAAATATACATAAAAATGTTGACAATACATTTCATCCGTAGTTTAATATTAAGTGTCGAGAGACGAAAGAGGTGAAATAATGAAATTTGATTTAAAGCAAGCGCGTAAATATAGCGGTTTTAGTCAAGCTAAAATGGCTGATATGTTAGGGATTGGATTAAATACCTACCGAGACTATGAGAATGGAAATACTTATATGAGAGTAGACACAGCTCAAAAATTTGCTCGCCTAGTTAATATTCCAATGAATAATATTATTTTTTATCATGAAACTACGGATAAAATACACTAGAGAGGTAATTAATGAATAATTTAATAAAAATTCAAGTGAAAGATGACCAACAACTTGTATCTGCCAGATCTTTACATAAAGGATTAGAGCTAAAAAACAGATTTAATGAGTGGACGTCTCAAAATTTTAAAGAGTTTGAAAATGGTTCAGATTATACATATGCAGTTACAACTGCACATGTTGGAAATGGGGCTACCAGAGAAATTACAGATTACTTATTGACAATTGATATGGCCAAAGAACTTTGTATGATGTCAAAAACATCAAAAGGGAAAGAAGTTCGTAAATACTTTATTCAAGTAGAAAAGAACTGGAATAATCCGGACATGATTATGCAGCGTGCATTAAACATTGCAAGCAGTCGCGTAAAGCTACTTGAAAATAAGAATAAGGAACTTGAAGACGTCAACGCTAAACAAGCAGAGAAGATTGCTAAAGATGCTGACGATGTAGTATTCGCAAAGGCTATCAGATATAGCCACCATGCAATTACCATTGCTGAATTGGCCGACATCTTAACACAGAATGGCTTTGTGATTGGACGTAATCAACTATTTCAATTGTTAAGACAAGCTAAATATTTATCACATCAAAGAAGTACTTGGAACTTACCAATGACTGACAAAGTCAAAAGAGGATATTTCAGAATAACTCACAGACTTACAAGAGATGACCGTCCATATTCACAAGTATTTGTAACACCAAAAGGACAGAAACACATCATCAATAAAGCTTTACGTGGGAAGTTCGATGATATTTATCAAAAAGTTATGGTAACCACATTTGATGTTTAGTAAGGAGGCAGGAATGAAAAAAGAGCAAGCAAAGATTGGTGTTGGTTGTGAAATTAGACAAACACCCAAAGGAGTGTATATCGATGGAGTTAAACAAAAAGGAGCAATTGACGTTCAAGTAAAAAAGAACTCCCGTAAATGGACGGAAGTTCTGATAACATATTTGGCTCATTCATTTCTTAAAGAAAGAGCTTGCGACGGGGAATTGTTGACAATTCAAGAATTAAGAAAGCAGAGATACTTAAAATGAGCAAAGAGACTTGGCTAACCGTCGAAGAATTGCGTAAGAAATATGATTACTCGGTATCGGCATACACTAAACGCCGTAAACAATGCCTATTATCACCATTTCAAGACGCAATTGTTTATGACGGACAGCACACGATGATTATCGAAGAGCGTTGGCAGGCTTTTCTTAAAGATAGATCAAAGAAACATTGGCAAGAAGTGTTTGGAACCCAATTAGTAAGAGATAGGAGAGCGTTAGAAGGATGACTTTAAGAAAATGGATCAATACAAATATTAATAAATTTTTAGGCACAAGCTTTACAGTGCGTGAAACAGAAATTATGACACTAGGGGCTACATTTACCTTGATTGTCGTAGCTTACTTGCTGATGTACAACGTGATTTTTCCTAATATCTAGGAGGCAAACATGTGTCAGAAGTACAAGAGAAACTAGTATTGGCTTCAAATGCTATCAATTATTTAGCCACCGACCAAAGACTAGACGAATACGAATTAGCATTTGAAAGAGCAAAAGAAAAGACTCACTGTACAATCAGTGAGTCCACAAAACAACTAACTTTATTCTAACAAATATGGAGCAAAAAGATGACAAAAGATTTAATAAGATTTGAAAACGAAGATTTTCCTATTAGCTATAAGCCTGCAGAAGTGAACTTTCAGGGATATGAAGCCTTAGATGCTAAGGTTGATGCACTGACCAAAGACTGGGATAAGTATGTAGTAACTGCAGAGTCTTATTCTTACGATAAGAAAACTAGAGCTGAGCTTAACCGGATTAGACGAGCATTAAGTGACCGGCGCAAAGTAATCGTTAAAGATAGTAGTCAACAAATTACCGAGTTTAATGCCAAAGTAAAAGGGCTTGACTTAAAGATCAAGGGAGTAGTTGATCACCTTAGTGAAGGACTTAAGACTTTTGATGAACAAGCCCGTAAGGATAAGCATCAACAAAACTTAATCCGACTAGGTGAATTAGCCAAAGAATATGGTGTAGCCTTGCAGGAACTTGATTATCAAGATAAGTGGGACAACAAGACTACTAGTTGGACAACTATCGAAGAAGAAGCTAGACAACAGTTTGACGCAATCGTTGGAAGGATTAAGGCTAGAAAAGAAGCAGAGCAAGTCATTGCTAATAAGGCTAATGAGTATACTAAGCCGGCTATGAGCGCTAATCCATATTTGCAGATGCTTGATTATAAGTCGCTGCCTGACGTACTAACTCAAATGGATAATGACCATGATTATTTAATTAAGCAGGCTAAACAGCAAGAAGAGAACCGCAAGAAGGCTATTGAAGCGCTTGAACAGCATGGCGACAAGTACGTTGATGCCAAGACTGGCGAAGTGGTTGATAAGGTACATAGTGTTACTTTAAAACTTACTGGTACTAAAGAACAGCTAACTGCCCTGTCTAACTTCATTCGAGACTGGGGCATTAGCTACGAAAGGGTGGACTAATATGGAAATCTATGGCAAAGAAGAAGACAGAGCTAAATGGGCACTTCATTATGCTCAGGTTAAAGCAAATATTAATCAACCCAAACGAACCCATAAGGTTACTGTTTCAGGCAAAAATAAGCAAGGAAAGCCTTACAGTTATGACTATAAATATGCTGATTTAGCGGACATTGACAAAGCAGTTATGGATGGCATTAAAAAAGCCACAGATAAAGAAGGTAATGTAACTTTTAGTTATTTCTTCGATATTCAAACAACCAACACTGCAGTAGCCGTCCAAACGCTTCTAGTTGATTCCTCAGGCTTTACTGTCAAAACAAATAAGATCATTTTTCAAAACTGCAAAGCATATGATGCGCAAGCAACCGCAAGTCTTATTAGTTATGCAAAAAGGTATTCACTTAGTGGTGCCTTTGGAATTGCTGCAGACGATGATAATGACGTACAAGATCAAAAGACTATCTATGAACCTAAAATCTTAACCAAGCAGGAACTTGAAAATTATCAGGTGTATTACAATGGCGTTCAAGCTAACTTGTATGACTTATATCAAGAAGCAAGAGATGGTATCAAAGACGCGCAGGATTGGTTTAAAGAGTCACATACACCAGAAGATGCACAAGCTATCCATCAAGTAGCACAAATCTTTAAAAAGAAGCATAAGAAAACTGATACTTCAAAGACAAAAGAAAAACAAGCTGTTCTTGATAAGATTCAACAAGCCAAGAAAGATCCATTTGAAGACAAGAAGGTGGTATCTGACGCTGACTCTACAGTAGATAGATTATTTTAGGTGGTGAATTAATTGGCACAACGTAGAATGTTCTCACAACGTATTGTTGAAAGTGCAAGATTTCTTAAAATGCCTCCTTCAACTCAATGTCTTTATTTTCATTTAGGGATACATGCTGATGATGATGGAGTTGTTGAAGGTTATAACGTAATGAAACAAACAGGCTCTACTGAAGATGATTTAAAAATTCTGGCAGCTAAAGGGCTTATAACAGTTTTAAATGCTGATCTTGTTACTTATATAAATGATTGGAAAGAAAACAATCGCATTCGTTCCGATAGAAAAGTTGATTCGATATATCGAGACTTACTTGTCAGGATGTTGCCAGACATTGAAATTCAGCAAGCCAAAGCAAGAGCAGATACTGGAAAAAAGACTGGCATCAAAAAAATTGAAAATGATGGACGTCCAGTGGACAACCAATGGACGTCAAATGGACCGCATAGGTTAGGTAAGGATAGGTTAGGTAAGGATAGTATAAATAATATAGTCGATTCTTCCGAATCTCCGACACAAATTTATGAGTCAGAATTTGAGCAATTATGGTCAATGTATCCTAAGAAACAAGGTAAAAAGGCCGCTCTTAGACACTATAAGACGTGGAGAAAGCGTAGCAAAGATAATACATTTGAAGTGATGAAAGAAAAACTAGAGCACTATCTTAAGTTTCTTAAAATTAAACAAACACCGCTAGAATACACACTTAATGGCTCAACTTGGTTTAACGGCAGGTATGACGATGAACTTGATATGACACCTGCTAAACCACGATTTAATCAACAAGCTAAGCCAGTTCGAAGGGCTACAAACTGGGATAAGATTCAGCAACAACAGTCGCAGAGAGTACCGAAACTGACAAAAGAAGAACGTGACGCAATTTTTAGAAGTTCCAATTGAGTACCTAATGGGATTAAACGACGATAGCAAGACATTAACTGTTAACGACTTGAACCCAGCCGAAGAAGATGTTTACGAGCGTATCACGGATATGCTATGCGAAGAATACCCAGAAGACAGCATTTCTTGGTCAAAGATTGGTCAATTGTTAATTAATTCAGCGGAGGAATAGAAAATGGAAAAAGTTGTTTATCGAGAAGAATTATGCGGAAGAATTGCTTTAGTAAAAGAGATGGATATGCCTTTTGGTCGCTATTACACAGGGTATATTGAGATCTTGCATAAGGATCCATTTAGCTGGAGAAATCACGTAGAAATGGGCAAAGAATTATTTTTCGACTCATGGGATGAATTTGAAGAGTTTCCGGGCGGTGTAACGTTTGCTGGCACTTTTCCAGATATTGAAAGTGAGGAAGGTTTTGTCGGGTTCGATACAGAACCATTTACGCCGGGCGAATACACTCAAGAAGATTGCATCGATATTTTGAAGAAGACAGCTAATATTTTGGCAATTAGAACTAGAGCAGCCGAAGAAGCAATTGCTAGTAGAAAAAACTCAGAGCCGAAAAACAAATCTAATAAAAAATCAAAGAATGTGGGGTTACTACTAGAAGCAGTTAATGATCTAGCTAACGCTAGTGCATTTAATGAACGTGATAAGAAAGATAAGGTAAGTGAACGGCTAGATAGTGCAGGCAAGAATGTAACACTTTTTCTTGTAAATGAACTGCATGTTAAACCAAGTGATATCGCTATGTTCACAATTTTAAAAACTGTGTTAAGTGAGGACGATGAAGATGAATAACGAATTAATCAAAGTAACTGTACAGAACGACCAACAACTTGTTAGTGCTAGAGATTTATATAAAGGTTTAGAAATTAGAACTAGATTTAGCCTTTGGGTTAGTCAAAACTTTAAAGAATTTGAAGAGGGCGCTGATTTTACAAGTGTAGTTACAACTACGGTTGTTAATAATGGTGCAAGAAAAGAGATTCAAGACTATGCGCTTACGATTGATATGGCTAAGCAGTTATGTCTTTTGAGCCGTACTCAAAAGGGAAAGGAATATCGAGAATACCTAATCGAAGTTGAAAAGAAATGGAATAATCCAGATATGATTATGCAACGCGCCTTGACCATTGCTAGTAATCGTGTGAAGTTGCTGGAAACTGAGAATAAACGGCTTGAAGATACAAATGCAAAACAAGCAGCTAAGATTGCTAAAGATGCTGACGATGTGGTTTTTGCTAAGGCTATTAGATATAGCCATCATGCAATCCCTGTTGGCGAATTAGCTGAAATTCTAACTCAAAACGGTTTTGTAATTGGCAGAAATCAGCTATTCCAATTGCTTAGAGAAGAAAAATATCTTTCAAGTTTTAATCATAGCTGGAACGTACCTATGACACAGATGGTTAAAAGAGGTCTATTTAGAATTACGCATAATTTGACTAAAGACGGCAGAGGATATTCTCAAACGTGGGTAACACCTAAAGGTCAGAAACACATTATTAACAAAGCACTAAGAGGAAAATTTGATGATACTTATCAGAAAGTTATGGTATCAACGTTAAACGTTTAGAAAGGTCAACAAAATGAGTGAAATTGAAAATATTAAAGACGGACTAAATTATCTTTTAGAACTTAACAGTTTAGAAAATACTGTATCAGTAACTGAAAATGGAAAAGCACACCCTATGAGCGTAAAAGACTTAAAGGAAGCAAATATTGACGGTCTTTTTCAAATTGCTGAATTATTAGGTATCAATACTGATAATTAGGAGAACAGAATGCTTGAAGAAAATCACAATTAAAAAAAGATTATCGAAGATGCTAAGCACTACCGCTGGTACTCAGTTCCTGATATGTACATGGTTGAAATCTTAGATACGACAGGACGTTCAGCTGGATTTGTTCAGTCCATCTTCATAGACAAGAAAGAAGCCAGTGAGGTTGCTAAGGTGCTTCATGGCGTGGTTAGAGAAGTAGTTGGAGGTTAATCAATGAAGAGATTTAAAATGCCAAAACTTGGTAACAATATAGTTTTAAGAAATAAAAAGTCAGCTGATTTTAAAGAAGTAAAACTAGTTGAAGTCGAGGACAAATACTTCTATGCTATCGAACTTGCTACAGGTAAATCTTTAAAAGATAAATCAGACACTGTTGTTGGAGAATCAATTCCGGATTTGCTAGGTTGCTTGCAAGATACATATGAAATTTACTTAGAAGATGATTCTGTAGCAGAGGATAAATTAACAAATGACTAGAAAAAATCAAGTAGACGAGTTGCTTACTAGGTTTGAGAGAAAAGATGCAAAAAGAAAAAAATGTCTCTGTTGTGATTTTGATGCAGATGGTTTTGGTAAAAACATAATTGGCAAAGGTTACGGTAGTTGCGAAATTAGATTATATAGAGCAACTAAATATGACTTCTACATCTATTCATATTCCGTTGGAGCTGAAGCACTTTAATTATGAATTTGAATTTGATATAGAACGTTTTTCTAATCAATTAAATAGAAAAATTATAGATATTCAGTACTCATCAAATAATTCAAACTATGAAGCAATTATTACTTACGAAGTTTAATTGAGGATAAGTAGCATGTCAGATTGGATTTTTGCAGCAGCGTTCTTAATTCTGCTAGGGATATTGATTTTGTACATGGGGAGTTTATAAGCATGATTTTTAGATTAGAAGAGGAATTGCCTTTTGATATGCCGAAAAAATTAAATGAATACTGGTTGAATATTTTAGAAAGGCGTGATTTTAAAGTAATTGAAATCAATAAAAACTCACGTGAGCTTGAGTACCGAATAGAACTTATAAGCCTTGATGATTTACGTCAATTTCAAAAAGATATCGGATTAAGTTTAATAATTTCATTTGAAGATCATGAAGACACGAGCGAAGTTGATGGGCTTATTAAAATTTTTGGAGGCTAAGTAGTTTATGAGAGTTAACTTTACGATTGAAGGACCGCCAGTAGGCAAGGCTAGACCGAGAGTTACTAGGACGGTAACTTACACACCTGCTAAGACTGCACAATATGAAGATTTAGTCAGGTATACAGCGATTAACAGTTTCAAGGGTATGTTTGATAAGAACGAACCTGTAGACGTTAAAATTATGGCATATTTTGAAGTTCCAAAAAGCTATAGCAAGAAGCGTAAGGCTTTGTGTTTAACCAATAAGGAATTGCCAATTAAAAAACCTGATATAGATAACGTTAGCAAAATTATCATGGACGGCATGAACCCAAAAATGAGACGAAATAAGCAACTTCACAAAATGGTTGAGGTTATGAGGGGCGTTTACCACGATGACAAGCAAGTAACAACCTTGTTAGTCAAAAAGAGGTATGCCGAGCGTGCAAGAGTTGACGTAAGAATTAAGAGAGATATGGGTGATTAGATGAATGATGAGCTTAAATTAGGCGGAAAGTTATGCTTTGTTAATTTGATATTTAAGAATGGCTGTACTGATTCCATAGCTGTAAAAGGTACAAAAGAACATATCTGGAATTTATTAAGCAAAGAATTCGATGAGTATGGGCAAGAAATGAAAAATAGAATCTTAATTATTGATGGGATTCATGAGCATGTATATCTGGATTTATCTACAGTAGCAACAATGGGTATTTCTGAAAATGATAAAAGTCCATATGATATTTAAATTCGAACTTTCGTGGTGATTATAGTGAATGGAATTGAGACAGTATGAAGCATAGTGCTGAGTTAATTACTATAGCAGGGATGCTAATCTGCTTAGGTGCTGTCGGTTTTGTGGTGTTTTGCCTATGAGTAGCAACTTAAAGTATCAAAAAGGCAAGTGGTATCACGTACAAGAAGACGGTTCACTTAAGCCAGTAGACTATGACAAAGAAGTTAAAGATTATTACAAGAAATGGAGAGATAACTATGGCAATTGAGTTGAAGATTGGGACTAGCGGAACGAGATAAGAGTTTGAGGACACATATACTAGGAGTTTTTTAGAAGATAACGGTTTAGTGAAGTTTGATCCAAGAAAGTTCGCAGTCAATTGCGTTTGGGGAGTTCATACTAAATACGGCTATATGTGTTCTTTCAGTTTCGATGACATTTTGACATACATGAGCGATGGAATCTGGGACTTAAGAGTAGCTAAAGAAGATAAAGAGAAGCCTTGGCTATGACATTGTATGGATATGAAGTTAATACTTGCAATTACAAATGTTTCAAGACAGAACAACTTAAGAATTTTAGATCAATGCTTAAATCAAATATCAAGAATTTTGAAAATGTGATAGAGCCAACAATCGAAGAAATGATTGACGAAGATAAAGCTGAGGAGCTGCTACCTTTGATTGAGCATGAAATTAAAGTGAGGTCAAAAGATGGACGAGACTAGGAACGATTTAGAAGTAGGCAATGAAACAGCAGTCATGATGTACTTAAACATCTTGAAATATGCTAAGCATCATTGTCCCGAAGATGAAGATCCTTATGAGATCACTGACAGAATATTTACTGATATGTTCGCAGCGAATAAAGCAAGTAACTAGAAGACGAGAGGGAGTGTAAGTGTGTATCAAATTGACTTAGGATTACAGCCGAATTTAAGAGCTACAGCTAAAAGGGTGGATAAGTTCCTGACTAATAATTTTCAGAGCTATCTTAATTTGGCTGGCTTACACCGTAATCAACTTACAAGCCCTCAATTATCATTCGCACCTGGATCGACAAACAAGAATGGCGTTGAAAATAATTTCATTGACGAAGCGCAAGACGACATTGATATTGCTGATCCTGCTAGAAAGGTCTGTGCAGCAATTTATCGGACAATGGATAATTGCACCGATACAGCATTAAAGCCTTACAGACGTATCTTGATTGGAACGTACATTGACCAGTTACGCATTGTTGATGTAGCAGCTACAGTTAATCTGTCGACTAGGTCAATTGATACTAAGAAGATTAATGCTCAGTGTGAGTTCGCTGATAGATGGCTTTACTGGAAAAGATACTTTGGTGTTGATGATTTACCCGACTTAAGAGTTTTCAGCCAAAAGGTCAAAACAGTATGGCCGGATAAGATTAAGATCCGGAAAAATTAGTCGTGCGTAAAGCTTGCGTAAACCTTGCACACTGCTTGCGTTCATTTCATGATAAATTGTTATTGTCGAAAGATTAGACGTGGTGGTTCGATTCCACCAGTTGCCATTGCTGGAACGTCCAGTTTAAGTTTATATTCATCTCACAAAATCAGCTTTATCTTCGCAAGAGCTGATTTTTTTATAATTGTTTCACAAATTTATTGAGAACTATTGATGGATTATGCACACATATGATTAAAAAAGTATAAAAAATGTATAATTATTTATACTTTTAGTGTAGAATAACTGTGAAACATTAAGGAGATACTTTTAACGGAGGAAACATTATGTATGACGTTTTTAAAATAGTCAATTGGCTACGAGTTAGAAATAATGCAGATTTACGGACAGATTTAAACGCAGAAGAACTTACGCAAATGAAAGCAATGAAGTTACTGTATTATATTCAAGCAGCCAGTTTAGTTGTTACCAATAAGAGAATGTTTGATAATGATATTGTTGCCTGGAAATATGGTCCAGTAGTAGAAGAAGTTCATCATAAATATGCTGGTTGCAGAGGAATCGTCGGTCAAATTAGTAAGCAAGATGTTGAAGACTATAAAGAACTTGAAAATGATGATGAGGCTGCAGCGATTTTAAACAGTATTTACGATACTTACGGTCATAGTTCTGCATATGATTTAATGCGCCAAACTCATAGTGAGAGACCATGGCAGGAAACAACACGCAATCAGGTCATCAGTGACAAAAAGATAAAGGACTTCTATAAAAATGTCTTCCAAGTTGCAAATAACTAGTACATATGAAAGACGAAATATTGATAAGGCAATTATTAATAAACCCCCAGTTGAAAGATTTGCTTTCAACCTTTCTTTTTTAACACCGGATAAAAAATATAATCTTGAAGGAAAACAAGTTGAAAAGAAGCATAGGCTTAAATTGCTTAATAAAATTTATAGTTTGTCTCAAAGGGATATCGTTGAGTTAGTCAGCCATGATGATAAACGTAATGGCTTAGAACAGATTCCTGAATCAGAAATGAGAGATTTAAGAATAGATCCCGTATTTAAGCGAACTCGATATAACTCTTGTGAAGAAAATTATTGGGTCTTTAGACTTAGTAATCAAGGGAGAGTAATTGGTAAAAAATATAAAAATATATTTTATATTATGAGCATTGACACTAAGTTTAAGCAGTATAATCATGGATCATAATATTTAAGTCAGCATAGGCTGGCTTTTTATTTTGTACAAATTAAGGTGGTGGTGAAATGTTTTGGAACGGAAGTTAACTGCTAAGCAGAGGTTATTTTGTGATGAGTATATTAAGTCTGGAAACGCTAAAGATGCAGCAATTAAGGCTGGATATTCTCCACGAACAGCAAAGTCAATTGGGCAAGAGAACCTGACTAAACCTGACCTTAAATCCTATATTGACGCTAAAATGGCTGAAATTGAGTCTCATAAAATTGCTGATGCAAAAGAGGTTTTAGAGTTCTATACTCGTGTACTTCGAGATGAAGAAACCGAAGAAGTTCCAATTGCTACACCAAAAGGAGTGACAATAGTTAGCGAAAAGCCATCAATTCAAAATAAAATAGCTGTATCTAAAGAGTTGCTGAAGAGATACCTACTTAGTCCATTTGAGAAAGCTAAACTTAAAAAGTTAAATGCGGAAGCTGGCATAGTAGAAACGCAATATAAAGCTTTGTCAGAAAATACTAATTCACAAAGTAGAACTATTATTGTTGATGATGTCAAGGAGACTGATATAAATGCCAATAGTGAAACTGAGTCAAGAGATTAATCCCCACTTTTATCCAGCTTGGACTAGCGACAAGCCTTATCAAGTGTATAAGGGCGGTCGTGGTTCGTTTAAGTCTTCAGTGATTAGCTTTAAGTTAGTTACTACAATGATGCGGTATATTGCTCAAAACAAGACGGTAAATGTTATTTGTGTGCGTGAAAATCAACGTTATTTACGAGACAGTGTTTATAACCAGATTTTGTGGGCAATGACCAAGCTACACGTTGGAGGTGAGTTTAGAACTCGTGTCTCACCATTAACTATTACTCATATCAGGACAGGATCAACATTCTACTTCTATGGTGCTAATGATCCTATGAAGCTTAAATCCAACATAGTCGGCAATGTAATAGCCGTTTGGTACGAAGAATTTGCCAACTTAAAGAATGCTGACGTATTCGATCAAGCTACTCCAACATTTATCAGACAAAAGCCAGATTTTGTCGATCAAGTTAAGATCTATATCTCATATAATCCTCCACGTAATCCATATGCGTGGGTAAATGAATGGATAACACAGCATGAAACAGATCCAGATTATTTCATTGATACAAGCACTTATTTAGATGACAAGCTAGGCTTTACTACTAAGCAGCAATTAAATCTAATTGAGACATACAAGCGCAATGATCCTGATTATTATCGTTGGCTATACCTTGGTGAAGCCGTTGGACTTGGTACTAATGTCTACAATATGGATCTATTCAAAGTTTTGGATAAGATACCAGATGATGAATATATCACTGAGATCTTTTATGGCATGGATACTGGTTTTATGGTATCTGCTACTGCTTGTGTAGCTTGTGCACTTACTAATAAATACAACGTTTATGTACTGGATACTTTTTACTACGATCCAACTAAGTACGCTCGTAAGCTATCAGCATCTGAACAAGCTGAGCGTGTACATGACTTTATCAATGAGATAACCAATAAATATGGGATGCTTCCGTATAATCAGACAATTGACTCTGCAGATGGTGGTATCTATACACAATATTGGCAGATGTACAACACGCAATGGTCTAAGGTGCATAAGTCGAGTGAGGCAGCAATGATTGACCGAGTTCAAGACTTACTAGCACAAGGCCGCCTATTTGTGATTAAGACACCAGGCAATGAGATATTTCTACAAGAACACCAGAAATATCAATGGGATCCAGCTACAGTTAATAGCGATAATCCGCGCGTTATTAAGGAAGACGATCACTCTTGCGATGCTATTAAGTACGCTATTGTGGATAATGAGCAACTACTCGGACTAGCAGCATAAGGTGGTGAGTATATGGGACTATGGGCTAGTATTAAGAACTTATTTAGAAAAGGAGGTGCTAAGTTAGGGATGATTAAATCATTGGGAGCTATTACAGATGATCCAAGAATTGCAGTGCCGGCAGAAGAATATACACGTATCCGAAGAGCTAAAGACTATTATTCTGATAAGCCTGTAGATGTAGATTACTGGGTATTAGGCAATAAGAAAAAGCGTAAGATGAACACCGTCAATATGACGCAAAAGGCTTCTAAACGCCTAGCGTCAATTATCTTCAATGAGCAGTGTTCCATTAAGGTGAATGATAATGATTTACAAAAACAACTTGATGAGATCTTTCGTGAAAGTCGCTTTTACACAACATTTGAAACCAATCTACAGCGTGCTATAGCGTTAGGATCAAGTGCAATTAGACCGTATATTGAAGATGATAAGATTAAATTGAACTGGTCTGACGCGTTAGGCGTATATCCATTGAATGCTAATACTACAGAAGTAAGAGAGATTGCATTAGCTCGCAAGATTGTTAAGACTGTTAACGATGAGCCACACTATTACACGTTGCTAGAGTTTCATCAATGGGGCAATAAACAAGCAGACGAGAACGGCCACGAATACACACCTTACACAATTACTAATGAACTGTATGAATCAACTGACGAAAGCGAAACGGGCACTCAAGTGCCTTTAAATTCAATTGAAGAGTATGCTGACTTGCCACAACAAGCTACTTTTACGCATATAACTAAGCCACTGTTTGCCTTCTATCGAAATCCCGGTGACAACAATAAAAGCTTTACTAGTCCACTAGGTTTAGGACTGTGTGATAATTGCCAGAATATCTTAGATGATATCAATGTTACACAGGACGGCTTTTACTGGGACGTTAAGACCGGCCGAAGACGTGTAATCATCCCTCAAAGTTGGGTAAGACGTCAAACTCAGATTAATGGAAATCCTATTCCGGAAAATCAGCAAATGTATTGGGACACAGATGATGATGTATTTGTACCAATTAATGCTAGAATAGATGACAGCAGTGCTTTTAAGGATCTGACTATTAACATTCGTACAGATCAATATCAAGCAGCAATGAGCTACTTCTTGCGTGAGTTTGAGAATGAGATCGGATTAAGTGAAGGCACGTTCACAGCAACGCCTACTGGCATTCAGACAGCTACTGGTGTTGTTTCAAGCAACTCAATGACTTATCAAACTAGATCAAGTTACTTAACGCAGATAGAGGACACTATAGACCAATTAGTCTATGCGATTGCTGAACTGCTACAGACACCAGAATTATGGAGCGATCAACAGCCTAAATGGACCGGTGACTTAGATAGCCTAGTAATCACGCCTGACTTTAATGACGGTGTATTCGTAGATCAAGATGCACAGTTTAAGAATGATTTATCAGCTCTTAATGCTGGTGCAATGCCTATTACAGAATTTACCAAGCGTAACTATAACTTAAGCGATGATGAAGCTGCTAAGTGGGTGGAACAACTGCAAAGGGAAAAAGCGACACCAGCGCCTGATTTTGAACAGTTTAATCCCTTAGCAGATATGCAAAAGCAAAAAGATAAAGGTGAGGTAGATGGATCCACAACTAAGCAAGATGATGAAGAAAGCAAGCAAGATAGTTGATTACTATGATTACTTGCAGCAGCATACCTTTTATTTGCTGATTGACACGTTTAAAAAGCACAAAGGGATGCTTATTAATGCTGATGAAAAAAGCGTCTTAGAATGGCGTTTAAAGGCTCTTGCTGAGATGGGTGGTTTAACTGACAAAGTGATTGATTTCATTGCCAAAAATATTGGATACAGTAAGCAAGCTATTTATGATCTAATCCAATATCAAGGCTTAAAAGTAGCAAAAAGAATGAACACTGAACTATCTACCGCTTTAAAGCAACCAATGAAGGACGTTAGCAAAGATACAGTAGCAATTATTAACGCTTATGCTGATCAAACTTTCAGAAACGTTAACAATTACGTTAATCAAACCTTATTAACAACTAATGTTCATAAAAATACCGCCTTAAAAACCTATCAAAACATTATCGACAAAACTGTATTAGATGTTTCTACAGGAACTAAGACGGCAGATAGAGCATTAAAAGACAATATCCTCCAATGGTATGACAAAGGCTTGCCTACATCTCTAACAGATAAAGGCGGTCATGAGTGGACGCTAGAAGGGTATACAAGAACTGTCATTACATCTACTACTCACCGAGTATTTAACGAAGCTAGGGCGCAATCTATGAAGGAATTTGACACAGTGCTTGCTACTATGTCTAGTCATCCGGCAGCAAGACCGGCTTGTGCTCCAATTCAAGGCAAAGTAGTGTGCATTGTCCCTAAAAGCGATCCAAAAGTTGACCTTTCGTATCCTAATATCTATGACTATGGATATGGTAAGCCAGCAGGAACACAGGGTAGACGTTAATGCCCTGTATAAACATTGTGAACCCTTAGCTTAGGGGTGTTTTAACGGTATTAATTGTCTACATAAATGATATAATAGTTATATAGATTAATATTGTTAAAGCTAACGGGGAAAGCCTAATTTAGGTTAATCCCGTGCCAAGTTTAAGAGGTTCTCAGCGATGAATAAAACTATTGGAATTTATATAATTATTAATAAGGCAACTGGTAAAGTATATATTGGTCAGTCAACTGATATTCATCAAAGATTTATAGATCACTTTAAAAAAAGTGCAATAAATCAAAGACCTTATAATTTACATAAAGATATTGCTAAATATGGGATTCAAAATTTTAGTAAAAAAATCTTAGAAGAATGCAAAATCTCAGATCTTGATTTTTTAGAGAAAAAATGGATATTACTTTACAGAAAAAGAAATATTCCAATGTATAACGTAATAGACGGCGCTCCTACTAACGCTGAAAATATGGCAAAAGCCAAAAGCGTTCAATTTTCTCAAATGAATAAAAGAAACTGGCAAAACAAAGAATATAGAGAAAGACATTCTAAGCTATCTAGTCAAATTCAAAAAGAAAGGCTAAAAGATCCAAAATATTTAGCAAAGAAAAGCCAGCAATTAAAAAAATACACTGATTCTCTTAAAAAGAGAGTTGGTCAATATACTAAAGATGGCAAACTAATTAACACTTTTGATGGTGTGCGAGAAGCTGAAAGAGCAACTGGCATAAATTCAAGACAAATTAGTGCAGTTTGCTTACACAAAAAGTATAGAAAAAGTGCTGGCGGTTATCGCTGGGAATTTATTAAAAAGGTGTAGAGACTATCGAAAGAGTAAAAATCGAGTAGAGTAGACCGGAAGACAGGCTACCGGTCGAAGTGCAATGCGAGGCGAAAGCCTTAGATGATATAGTCCGACACTTGTAGTAATACAAGATTACAGAAAAGATTAACTGTAGCCACATTCTTTATCCTTACATCAAAGGCGTATCTCATAACTTTCAAAAGCATTATGATCCTAAGCAAGCTGTCAAAAACGCAAAGATACAGCAACAGCAAAGATATTATGAACGTAGTATTAGACGCCTTAAATACAAAAAAGAACTTGCTGAGAGGGATGAAGACCCTGAAAACGTTAGAAAGCTAAATCAATCAATAAGGGGTTATCAAGCTAAATTAAGAAAGATTGTAAAAGATAATGACTTCTTAGCACGTCAATATGATCGTGAACAGATAGTAAAGGAAGATTAATTAATGAAGTTAGAAAATATATTAAAAGGCAACGTAGAAAAGCCTGTTTTAAAAGGTCTATTTGAAAAATATGATAGTGAAGCTTTAAATGAAGAAATTAAAAGAACTCAGAAAGAAAACAAGCCAATGAAAGATATTTCAAGAGTGATTGTTGAAACTAATGAAGATCATCCCAAAGTATTGGCTGTTATTACTAACGATAGTTTTGAGATGGCAAGTGGTCTTCAAATTAGAGAAAAACCTGTTTATCCAGATAAATAATGAATAAATCGACCTGAGTATGTCGCTAAACTGCTTTTTTATTATGCTCTGAGCGAGGTCGTCCCTCGTATAAATTAAACGTTAGGAGAACTAAATATGGAACGTGATTTTTTAGAAAAACAAGGCTTAAATGCTGAGCAGGTCAAGGCCGTCATGGCACAAGCTGGTAAGGAAACAAATGCCTTACGTGATGACTATGACCGTAAACTAGCTAGCTTAAACGATCAAGTAGACGGCTATAAGTCACAGATCTCAGACCGAGATAAGCAAATTAAGACCTTGGGTAGTCAAGCAAAGGATAATGAAGAGCTTAAAGCTAAAGTAGCTGAATTTGAAAAAGCTAATAAAGAAAAGGACAAAGAATGGTCCAGCAAGTTAGCTAGTCAACGCAAAGAGTTTGCTATTTCAACGGCTCTCAGTAAAGCTGGAGCACTTGAAAACAAGGCTGTCCTACCTTTTATTGACACCGATAAAGTATCACTTGATGAAAAAGGCAATTTAATTGGCTTTCAAGAACAAGTGGATGCTGCTAAACAAGATTACGGCTTTTTATTCAAACAGGACAAGCCAAAAGAAGAACCAAAGCCGGCTACTCACGTAGTTGTTTCAGGAAATGGCACGTCCGAAGTACCAAAAGATCCAGCTAATATGAGTCTTGACCAACAAACAGAAATGTTTAAGAAAGATCCACAAGGCTGGGCAAATTTATTTAGAAAGAAGTAGTAAAACATGGCAGAAACACATTTATCAGATATGATTATTCCTACTGTCTTTGGTAACTGGGTACAAAACTTATCTACCAAGACTAACAACTTAGTTAATTCCGGTATCTTGACTCCGGATTCAGATTTAGGAAATAAGCTAACACAACCAGGGACAAAGATTACTATTCCATATATCAATGACTTAGATGGAACACCCGATAACTGGACCGATGAGCAAGATATTAACGTATCAAACCTAACATCTGGCTCTCAAATTGGGATGAAGTTCTACCAAACTAAAGCCTATGGTGAAACTGAAATCTCTAGATTGCTTTCAGGTGCACCTATTCAAGAACAAATTGCTAGTCGTTTTGCCAACTTTTGGAATACTAGTGATGAGCAAATGCTTTTAGCAGTGTTAGAAGGTGCATTCCAAGTTGACGATGTGGCTAATGCTAAAATCCTTGATTTAACGTCTAAGTCACCTACAAATGCGGAATTTAGTGCAAAAGGATTTATTGCAGCACTTGGATTAATGGGAGACCAACCAGAAAATATGCTAACTGGTATTTCTGTTAACTCCGCAACTTATGCAATGATGAAAGCACAAAACTTAATTGATACTATTCAACCTTCAAATGGTGGAACTCCAATTAACACTTATAACGGAAAACAAGTAGTAATTGATGACTCTATTCCTGTAGAAAAATCTGGTAGCAATTCAACATCTGTAGCCTATTTATTTGGTACGGGAGCTGTACGTTATTCAACTTTATTAAACAGTACTCAAGTTGTAGATGAACCACTTAAGCAAGGTGGACGTGAGAGTGTAGTTCAAAAACGTGTTGGTTGTATTCATCCGGCTGGCATTTCAATTAGTCCTACGTTTGTGCCTAACAAACCTAACTTTCCAACCCCAGACGACTTCAAGAAGAAAGAAGCCTGGAGTTTGCCAAAAGATATGGACGTAAGAAACGTACGTTTAGTTGAATACAAGTTTCAAATTGATCCGTTGTTTGTACCTGCTGATACTTCAAAGCAACAAAATGCAGCATCAGCACCAAGTAGAAATAGCTAATAAGTAACAAGGGGGCTTCTAAATGGCATTGCTTAATAAGAATGAGTTTCAGAAGCTAACTGGTATTGTTCCAGATGCTGATTTTGATAAGTTAGAAAAAGCGGCTGAAAGTATGATTAATCCTTTAACAGGGATGTACTATGAACTACATTCTATTGACGAAGATACTGACATTAACCGAGTTAATTGGTTCAAAAAAGCTTTAGCTTTACAAATTCAGTATATGAGTGACATTGGAGCCTCTAGTACCTATGAGATGGCACAGAAAGACATCAAGAGCGTATCTATTGATGGTACAAGTGTTTCAACTGGTACTAGTCCAACCGATTCAGCAACTAACGGTGTTTATAATCTAGCCTTAGAATATTTGTTTTATACTGGCTTGCTTTATAGAGGTATCTCATCATGTTAAAACCGCCAAAATCAATGTGTAACCAATCAATCATAATCAAACGTAAAGTTGAAGATGATCTATACAATGAAGCTACATATGACGATGGCGTTGAAATACAGAACTGTGTGGTACATCTTAGAACAATCTACTCAGGGACTAACAATGATCGTCAAATTGTAGCTAACGGTACAGTAATGCTCTATCAAGGTATATCAGAGCCGTTTATCTCGCTATCTAAGCAAGATATTGAGAATAAAGCAAAGATTATCTATGAAGGACAAGAATACACGTTAACCAATGTTAATGAAGACTATGAGCCGTTTAGTAATAAGCTTTATCAATACAAGCTAACAATGATTTGAGGTGATAGCATGGGCATTAAAGTACATGTAGATATTGCCAAATTGGAGCAGAAACTAAACGACACTCAGCTAAGACGTGGACGGTTAGCTATGGCTAATGATGCACAACAGGCAATGGAGAAGTATGTACCTAAAAATCACGGATACTTACGTGACCATGCCAAAGTAGCAACTGATGGCTCTAGCGTTTACTATGTTGCACCTTATGCAAGGGCACAGTTCTATGGATTTATCACTAATCAATATGGTGGTCCGTTTAGGATACATAATTACACCAAGCCTGGAACATCAAGACGGTGGGACCTAAGGCTTAAGGGCAACCTTTCAGAGATGGCAATTCTTAAAAATGAATTTTTAAAGGGCGCAATGTGGCATGAGTGATATTAAGTTTGATCTACAGGAAGCTCTAGCACAATCAATTATCAAAGGCACTGAATTGCCGATCAAGATTGCATACTTAGCACCAGATAACTCTATTGGCTTAGTGCCAGAACAAGGCTCTCACAAGCTTTCAACTGATTTTAGTGGTAGAGAATACTGGGTATACAATTACGCAATTACAGAGCGTGGTAAGAGCGCTAGAGAGATTAAGGATGATCTTTTTAAGATCAGTTTATTTTTAGATGATTTACAGCCAGGAGCGGTTAAGAGCGACAATAGCAATTTTGTTTTTGACAAGATTGATGTATCTAGCGCTCCTAGTGAAACAGAACAGGATATGCAAGGAACAGTGACGTATTTATTAGACGTTGCTGTTTTTGTTTACACAAAATAAGGAGATTAGAGAATGGCTACTAATTTAGTTAAAATTAAAGGGACTGAAATCCCTACAGATGGTGCAGCGTTAAACGTTGCTAACCGCCTATATATCGACATTACAGACAATGATAATGATCTATCTGATATCACTACTGGTAAATGGGCTTGGTTAGCCCGTGGTATTAGTGAAATTACTCCATCTTGGCAAGAAAAAACGCAAAAGACGGCTTACTACGATGGAGATGGTCACGATGACACCGAAGTAACTGGTAAATCTATGCAATTGGCTGTTAAAGGTGTTCGCTACTTAGGCGATCCAGCACAAGATTACATTGACGGTAAGCAATATGCTATTGGATCAGCTGCTAAAACCCGTGTATTGTGGATCAACAATGGCATGCCTGTAGTTTCAGCATGTACCTTAACTGCAGTTACTCCAACAGGTGGTGCAGCAGACGCACAACAAAACTTTTCGCTTACTATTGCCTTTAACGGTGCACCTAAGACAACGAGCGATAAATTAACGCTAACTGAGACTGACAAGACCCGCATTTTCACTGCAGCTGTTGACGATAAGACACCAGCAGTTCCTCCAACAGGAACGCACGATACATCAAATCAACATTAGGAGGTTAATCAATGTCAATTATTGATTTAGACAAACGAATTAAAGTAGATAACAAGGTAGATGTTAAGCTAGCCGGCAAGACGTATAAGATCTTGTTTGATGATAACTTTCAAAAGACTGTAGCTAAGTCTTCTGTTGAATTCATGAACGGTCTTAAGGCTTTAGATGATCCAAGCTGGGCAGATAAAGATATGGCTATTCAAAAGAAAGATGTAGAAAATACTTTCAATTCTGTTAAGGCGTCAGCTATTTCAGCATTGGATAAGCTATTAGGTAGTGGAGAAGGTAAACGCCTTTACAAATATTACAACTATTCAACCGATGCTTTAGGAGCTGTTTTGAATGCCTTAAACGATGAAGCAGCTAAGTCTGTTGAAGTCAAGGAAAAGAAGCGTAAGAAGCTTAAGCACTTAGCTACCCCTACCTCAGTAAGAGATTAAAACTATGTTAAGTCTAACTGATACGCCTTTATCAGCTATCAAGTTTGACGGAGAGACATATCAAATAAACTTAGCTTTTGACAATGTAATCAAGTATTTAGAGTTGGTAGAAGATGATAGTGAAAACAAGGAACTAGAAGCCCTTAAATTATTCTTTGGCGACCAAGAGATACCTTTAGATCCTGATTTTATTGAGAGTAGTTTCAAGTTAATTAACGAGACCATTACTAAATCAGCATATCAAGGTAGTTTTTCAAAGGATTGGAGCATGAATATAGCACCACAGCATATTTACTCATATGAGCAAGATGCAGATGCTATTTACTCATCCTTTATGATGCAATATCACATAGATCTACTTAAAGAGCGCGGAAAAATGCACTGGTGTGTATTCCGTGCTCTTTTTGATGGGCTAAGTGAAGATACACCAATCCAAAGAATAATTGAACTAAGACAAAAGAATTTAACCGATGTACCCGATGAACAACGAGGCAAGGTAATGCAACTCCAGCAGTATTACGCTTTGAACTTGAAGAAACCTAAGACTGAGGAAGATGTCTTTAATAGTAGTTCCTTATCATCTGCATTTGTTTCCTTGATGAACGCAGCGAAAGGAGGTTAATAAATGGCTGATGGAAAGATAACTATTGATATAGACATCCCTGTTGATAAAGTTAAAACCGATGCACAGTTAATAGATCAGATCTTAAATTCACTTGGTAGGGATGCAGGTAAAGAGCTAGACAGTAGCTTTGAAGAGTCGACCAACAAGGTTAAGCAAGATGCTGACGATGCTAGCAAAGAAGTTAATGATAAGCTTAGCAAGCCTGTTGATATTAAAGCAGACTTAGACAATAAAGATGTTCAGGAAAAGACTAATCAAACTAAGCGTGATCTTGATTCTGTTCCAAAAGAAACTAAGACTGAACAGAAAGCCGATAACAAGGACGTTGTAGAGAAGTCAAGGCAGACTAAAGAAGAAGTCGACAAGGTTCCTGATAAAAAAGACACTAAGCTTAATGGTACTGACAACACTAAGAAAGCTACTGATAGTGCTAGTCGTAATGCTGACAATGCAGGGAAGCATTTTTCTAAGCTACATGAGATCATTAAAGGTACTTTCATTGGTAACTTTGCTGCTAATGCTGCTCAGACCGCTTTAGGAACTATTAAAAACGCAATTGGTGGACTGATTACCGAGGGCACTCACTACAATCGATTGCAACAAGATATGCTTGCCCAGTGGACAACCTTGACTGGTTCAGCTGGTAAAGGTAAGGAGTTAGTTAAAGAAACTAATGATCTTGCGATTGCAGCACAGAACAGTACAGAAATGGTTAACGATCTAAATCAAAAATTCTATGCTGTTACTAACTCTGCAGGTAAGACGAGAGAGTTGTCTAAATCAGTCCTTACTTTACAAGACGCCTTTGGTCAAAGTGATGACGCTGTAAAGAACTTCGCTATGCAGTGGTCACAAATGATTGGTAATGGTAAAGCTAATGCACAAGACATGATGTCTATCCAGAACGTATTCCCTAAGTTCATGGAAGAATTAGTAGAGTACGAGCGTAAAGTTACTCACAACAGCAAGTTAACTACCGCGCAAGTTCGTGACATGATGTCTAACGGTAAGATATCAGCTGATGCAATGAATACTGTCCTGATAGAAATGGGTAAGAAGTATAAGAATGCTACTGATAACTTCTCTCAAACTATGGACGGTATGGAACGTACCATTCATGCACGTATTCCTGTTTTAGCTGGTGCTATCGTAAAACCATTTCAAGATCTAAAAAATCCATTACTCGGCAAAATGAGCAATTGGATTACTTCTAGTGGTGCTGAGAAGAGCTTTGAAAACTTTGGTAAGTCAATTGCAGGGATTATGAACGGTGTAATGACTGTAATTAATACCTTCGCAATGTCCTTTAAAGCTAACATAGCTGGTGCTTTTCAAGGCTCTCACTTAGGAGACATAAGTAACTCTTTTAGAGATATTGGTAAAGCTGTTACTCCAGCACTTCAAGCGATAGCTGGTTTTGTTGGGGTAATTAGTGCCAATATTTTTAACGTATTTGCTAACCTTCTTAGTGGCATTGTTGAAGGCCTTAGAAATGTTGGAAAGCAACGATCTTCTCTCGATTTTTCAGGAGTAACAAAAACATTCCAAAGTCTAAGCCAATCTATTAACGCTGTCATGGTTCGTTTGCGTCCACTTATCAAGGAATTTGGAGAGTTCATTGGTATTTTTGCAAAAGGGACATTTGAAGGTATCGTAACAGTTTTTCAAGATATCAGTAATCTGGTCGGCAAAGTTGCATCTAAGCTGGCTGAAACGTTGCCTTATATGCAAACCACTGATAAGGCTGTTGATGGAGTTACTAGACACAGAGCGTCAATCGAAAGGCTGGGAAAAGTATTCGGTGGCCTTATTGCTGCTATTGTTGCTGGTAAGACAACTTTCAAAGTCTTGGATACTATGCGTCTAGGCATTGTAGGCATAGGCAACACTATTAGTACTTTCAGAAAAGCACCAACCATTATTGCTGGTATATCTAAGGCGTTTCCTGTTCTTGGTAAAGCTATCAACGGTGTTAAAGGTGCTTTTGATTTACTAAAACTGGCTTTCTTAGTTAATCCGTTTATGGCTACAGTAGCAGTTATTGCAGCACTTGGTTTAGCTTTCTATGAAGCTTATAAGCATATCAAACCATTTAGAGAATGGGTTAATAAGGCAGCAGATACCGTACATAAATCCTTTGATGGTATGGTACAGAATGTACAAGCCTTTACTAAGGCATTTGTTAAAGGCTGGGATGATACCAAGAAGAATACTGGTAAGTTTTTCTCTGACTTAGGCAAAAACATCTCTGACAGCTGGAATAATATCAGCAAAACAACCTCTAAGTTCTTTACTGACTTGCCTAAAAACATCTCTAAAGGGATGAAAGCAGCTATTGACTGGATCAAGAAGAACTGGTCCGGTTTAACACTTCTGATGGTCGCACCTATTGCCGGTGCAATTAAGTTGCTATATGACAACAATCCTAAGTTTAAGAAGTGGGTCGACAGTTTGGGCCAAAACCTCAAAAAAGGTTTTGATGGCATGCTTAAAAACAGCCACAACTTCTTTAAAGGCTTGTGGACTGGTATTGGTAACTGGGGTAAGCAAGTATCTAAGAACTGGGGCAACTTTGTTAAAGGACTAAGTGAGAATAGATACGTAAAAGCCTTTAAAAAGGGTAATCTATTCGGCACCCTCTTCAAAGATGCTCAATCCAGGATGAAAGACTTCGGCAAGAAGTGGGACAAAGCTTGGAAGAACAACAAAAAGGCGCTTGCTGACTCATTCAGCAATATGCAGAGCAACATCGACAAGTGGGGCACTAATACTCACAAGTGGTACGACAAGTTCAACAAGCAGTTCAAAAAGAAGTGGGATAATGGTTGGAAGAACGACAAGCAAGCCCTTATTGATTCTTTTGATCGTATGAAACAAAATACCAGCAACTGGGGTAACAATATCCATAAATGGTATGACAATTTCAATAAAAACTTTAGCAAGAACTGGAATCGTGGCTGGTCTGACACTAGAAAGAATCTAAGTACCGCCTGGTCTAAAATGCAGGACAGAACCTCACGTTTTGGTTCTGATATGCAGAACTGGTTAAATAACTTTGGTCCTAATTTCAAAGCTGGCTGGAAGAGCTTATCTAAAGGCGTTCAGAATATCTTCGGCGATATGTGGGACGCAATGAAAAAATTAGGCAAGGACGCGATGGGTGGCTTAATTGATATCGTTAATGGTGGTATTAGTGGTATCAACACGGTTATCTATGCTTTTGGTGGTAAAGGTGACACAATTAAAAAGATCCCTAAGAAGTTCGCTAGTGGTACTGGTGCATTTAGTGGACCTAGACGTGCAATAACTGAACCTACCTTAGCAATGGTTAATGATGGCTTTGATAGCCCTGAAACAGGCAACAAAGAAGCTTTATTCAGACCAGCTACCGGCGAATTTGGTGTTTTCCAAGGCAGAAATACCACAACTATGCTGATACCGGGTGATGAGATACTCAATGCGTCTGAGACCGCTATGATTATGCAAGGCATGGGCATTACTCACTTTGCGAAAGGTACTGGCTGGCTAGGCAATATAACCAATTCAGTAGGTAGTTTCTTTGGAGGTATTGGTAGTTGGGTAAAAGATAAAGTTGATGATTTAAAGAAATACTTTGATTTAGCTAAAAAGATTATTTCAAATCCAACTCAATACGTTGAGAGTATCTTCAACTTCAAAGGCTTCAATAGTGGTCAACGCTCAATGAAGGCACTGGCTAGCGGCTTATTCGATCAAGCAAATAAGAGTGTTCAAAGTTTCTGGAAAACGTTGTGGAACATGGTATCTGGTCAATTCAACGGAGGCGCAGCTAATTCAGACTTATTAGCAGCTGCTCAAAAATATGGTTCTGGTCACCCTTATGTATGGGGTGCTAAAGGTGCGGATGCTTTTGACTGTTCCGGATTAGTTCAATATGCTGTTGAACATGCTTTTCATAAATCATTCCCGGCTGGATCAAGTGCACAATATGCTGCAACACAGAGTGTAGATAATCCACAACCAGGTGACTTAGTATTCTTTGGTGCAGGTGGTGCAAATCACGTTGGTATTTATGCCGGCGGAGATAATTACTATTCTGCTCAAAGTCCAAGCGCCAGCCCTAACATTGGCATGGGCAAGATTTCAGCAGTGCATGAAGGACCTGTGTCTTATAGACGTATTCCTGGTATCAATGCTCTAGGTAAGTCTGGTGACAACGTCAAGGCAAACAGTGGACTTGAAAAGTGGATCAAGAAAACTATTGCTCCTGGATTCTGGAAATTTATTGATAAATTGAATGGCTTATTCAATGTTTCAATTGGTTCAGGTGGTCCAAATTCAGCACCTACTGGAGATCATAAGCATTGGCTAAAGCAAGCAGGTATTCCTGAGAGCTGGTTTAATGGCTTAAACAGTATTATCCAACAAGAATCCGGCTGGCGTGTTAATGCAACAAACCCAAGTTCTGGAGCTTACGGTATTCCACAGTCATTGCCTGGAAATAAAATGGCTTCTGCAGGTAGTGACTGGAGAACAAACCCTATAACACAATTGAAATGGATGTATTCCTACATTAAGGGACGATATGGAAGTCTACAGAATGCTTTATCATTTAGAGCTGCTAATGGTTGGTACGGTAACGGTGGAGAATTTGATAGTCCAAAAGTTATCGGTGTTGGTGAAGATGGTCCAGAGTTCGCAATCAACCCGCAGAAATCAACTGCTGACTACTTAATTGATAAAGCTATTTTGCAACGTGCTAAAGTTGCTCCTGAAAGTCCGACAGCTTCATTAGCTCGGATTATGGATCAAGTTAAATATAGTTCGATTGCTGGTTATGGAACGCCTGACAGCAGTACTATAGCTAGCCAGAACATAATTAAGCTTGATGATAAACGTCAAAAAATTGATGGTGATACAGTGATTAAGTTCATTGTCTCTGACAAAGAGATGGCGAGAGCTACTTATCCAACTATTAAGATGCTTCAAGCACACGACATCACTATTAAACAGCAGGGAGGTGCTATACCAGTTGTCTAGTGTATTTGTTAAAAGATTAGATGGAACTGAGTATGATCTTGATAAATTAGGCTTTAGAGTCATTACCTTTGAGCCACCAGGCATTAATTATACTCATACCTATGTTCAGCAGAATAAGATTGGTCAGGTATTAACAGATGTAGTTATTGATAAGATGACCATTCCTTTAACTTTGATGATCCAAGCAGAGGATACAATAGACCTAGAGCTTAAGAGGCTTGATTTAAAGCGTATCTTTAATAGTGACGAGCCTTTCTATGTTTATACAAGCCGTATTCCTTATTTACGCTGGAAATGCGTTGTTGATGGGGCTATTTCATACCCACAAATAGAAAATTTCTGGCAAGCTACAGCAACCATTAATTTGAGCTGTCCGTTGGGACTTGCTGAAACAGTAACAACGACTGCAGATAGTGACTTTAGTTACGAGAGTGGTAAGTGGGGCTTAGGTCTTAATATTCCACATGGTGTAGAGTTGAAATATGTTTTCAATTCAAACCCCTGCAGAGTGTACAACGCATCTAATGTTGATTTGAAAGCTGATGAATTACCTGTAGAGATCACTTTTAACGGTAACGTGAAAGATGCTTTGACGATAACCAACAATACCACTAATCAGGTGTTTAAATTAACGGGTAGCTATAGTAAGCAAGATACAATTGTAATTGATGGGATTGTGCCAACTGTTAACGGTACGGAACAATATTCTAAGACTAATCATGCCTACCTTGATCTCTTTAAAGGTTGGAATGATATTACTGTTGATGGAGCTACTGACTATACAATTAAGTTCAACACCAGATTTTATTACTAAGGAGATGATATTACTTGATATCAATTAAGAATGCGGCCGAACAAGTAGCGGTCGTTAAAGGTCAAGATGTTCAAGTGACGTCAACTTTGGGTAGCTTAGATACGTTAAGTTTCAATTTCTATAATTTGCATACCAATAAGGTAGATGGTGATGTTTTAGCGCCGTTTAGTGTGATTAGCGTCCCTGAAAAAGGAGAAGATTATGTACTGCAAACTTATAATACTGATGATATAGGCAACTATATTCAGTACTCAGTAAGTGCAATACAAATAGCCAAAATGTTTCATTATCACTACATCAAAGATAAAATTGGTGTGGAAACTACCACAACTAAGAGTGGTGATAGCACAGACACGTCAACAACATCTAAACCAGTTAAAATCAAAGATGCTTTGAACTTCCTATTCAAGGATTCAGGCTTTGAAGTAGTTATTGGTGCAGACGTTAATCAAAATTCGGTTAAAACATTTAGTGACGGGCTAGGCGGTGGTTATGCTGACGAACTTTTACAAACTGCAGCAACTAGCTACGGTGTTGAATACTATTGGAAAAACAAGACTTGCTATGTAGCAAAAGAGATTGGTGGCAAAGATAAATTCGTTTTTGTCGACAATGTGAACTGTACTAAGATATCAGTCCAAGAAGATGATACAGCAATAACCACTAGGGCTACTGGGACTATCAATATCACTAAGCAAAATGGAGATAACTCTAGTGTAAATACATTAACTTCAACCTATGTTTCCCCACTTGTTAAAGAAAAAGGGTGGCCAATTATCGATGCCACGCCTTATACAGAAGATTTTACTGATGACGGTAAATCTTTTGTAATGAGTCAACAATTGCTTGACGATAAGGTTAAAAAGCTAGTCCATGATTATCCAAGTGTTCAATACACAGTTGATGGTGCTAACTTTAAGAAGTTTGCTAAGTATCTCCATGATGTCAATATTGGTGACTATGGTTATCTACGAACTAGGCAAGGAATTGATGTTGAAACGAGAGTTCAATCGATTACTTCATATCCACAAGATCCAAGCAAAGGTAATACAATTACTTTTGGTAATTTAGCTTTTAACCTTATTGATTACGTGACCTATCAGCATAACCAACAAGATAAATATCGTGAGTGGTACATCAGTATGAGCCTTAAGATGAATAATCTGGCTGACATAGTACATAAAGCCAATGCGGGCTTAGATAAATTCACAACCACCTGGGGAGAAAGCCAATTAGAAAATACGCAAAGTATTGAAAAGCTACAGCAAGAATTGCAGCAGCTTATAGAAAATCAAAAAGATAAGGATAAAGATACAACTGATAAAGGCAACAATGAAAATGACAACAATAGCACTAAACAGTCCACTTAGGGCTGTTTTTTATTACAAAGGAAGTGAGTAGATGGCTAATGTTTTTGAACAAGAGGGATCACCGACACAGGACTCTGCTTTTAGGGAACATTTGAACAGGAACTGGGAGGCTGGCAATCGAAAGTTTGCTGAGCTTGAGGGTAAAGTTCAAAGTACGGAACAGAAGTATGATGATGTTCTTGGTGACCAAGATAATAATGCAAAAGACAAGAAAGAAAAAGAAACTAGGATTAAAAAGTTAGAAAATCAAGTAGCAAAGTTAAGTCTGGCCGTCTTTGGCGATGGTGCTACAGCAGTTCATACAATTAGTTCAAATGAAGACAATCATAGTCAAATAGCTGAGGAGGTGAAGCTTGACTAATGAATAATATTCCAACAATTAACAATAACGGACAACCATATTACTTTCCTGCTGACATTGCTAAAGAAGGCGAAGGCTATGTAAGACTTAGCAACTTTTTTAAAGTTCGAGTAAACGATAACGGCAAGGCTCTTCCTTTCAAGTGGTATGACCAAGGACGTGTAATGAATGTTCACGGGTTCATTCCATTTATTCAAGGTGCAGTAGGTAAGCATTACGAAGATCCAAACACTCAAGAGATTATCATGGCTCCAGATGCCCTTTACCGTGAGTGGCAAGGCTCAATGGAAAATGCACACGATGGCGGTGTAATGGACTACATCTTAGAAGATCAAATGTTTCCTCAAGAGGGTATCTTTAAGGGACATTTTGGCTTAAAAGATGGTAATGGCAACGTCTTAACCAGTGTAAATATCGTGTTCGAAGTGCTAGGTAACGATCTTAGAATTGGTAATACATATAAGTATTACAGTTCACGACTTGATAGCTTAGAACGTGAATATCAAGTCAAAACCGATAAAATGGTTGCTGACGGTAATCAAAAGATTGCTCAACTAATAGTTGAAACCAAGAACAACATTGATACATCTCTTAAAACATCAAGAGAAAATCTTGATGCACTTAATGGAGAGATTAGAGCTAACCGCGCAGAACAAGAGAATATCAGTCAACATTTAGCTGGCACGCAACAACAGATTGCTAATTATGACATTGTAACTAGACCTGAATTCAAAACTGGAATGGATACGATGAACAGTGCAATTAATGAACGTTTGTCTCAGATGAAGACCAACCCGATTGCAGTTGCTAACGCTGGAGAGCTGACTACCAAATATCCTACTGGTGCAGATGGTATCTTCATTACGGTTGATACAGGTCACAAGTGGGTATACTTGTACGGAGCTTGGAAGGACTGCGGTAATTATCAAGCTATTGGCATTGAGAACTCTGAACTAGCACCTCTCAAGGAAGACTTGATAAAACAAGCGGGTCAAATTAACCAAAACATCACTGATATTGGACTTAATTCTCTGGGAATCAAGAAAAACAGCGTTGATATCCAGAACCTAGAAGGCGCTGGTCAGCTAACAGATATTCTTATTACTGACCAATTGGGTAACCATATCACAGATGACTATGGTAATCGCATCGGCGGTTATAAGTGGTTGCCACTAACTGATGTAACCCTTACGCAAGCTGGATTACCAGCCGATGGTCAAGCAGTTGGAGAAGCAATCAAAAACGCAACAACCTTTAAGCCTAAAAAGTATGGCATGCCAGTTCTTTACCTGTGGGGAGATAATATCTTATCTCTAAAGGATAAATCTAAAACCTTGAAGAACGAAGTTACTTATAGTTTTCCAGCATATGGAGTTTCTGGGACTGTAGAAAATTTTAAAGTACAAGGTTCTTCTAGCGTTGGCAATCCTAAGAAGAATTACACTTTGAACTTAGACAATAATTTTGAAGCGTTTAGAGGATATGGCAAAAATCATAAGTATGTCATTAAAGCAAACTATGGGGATCCATCACAAGCACTTAACGTCGTTGGTGCTAGACTTTGGGGAAGTATCAGAGATACGCACAAGCATGCTGACACGGGAATTCTCAACATAAATGGTGATCAATTAGTAGACAGCAAAGGTAACCGTATAGTTGCTGAAACCGATCCACAACTCTCGATTGGTGGAACTTATGGTGCAGTAGATGGTTTTCCAATTGCTGTTTATATCAACGATCAATATTGGGGACTATATACCTTCAACATTCCTAAAGATGATTGGATGGCTAAAATGCCTAAGAAGTCTGAGAATAAATACGCAATTATTGATACTATTTGGACGCCACAAGGTGCTTTTTTGAAAGAAACTAACTTGGAAGACGACCAGATGGAATTGCAGTTCTGTAGCACTAAAGATACTACATGGGCTAAGGATTCAGTTAATGAGTTAATCAGGGCTGTTATTGCAAGTTATAATTCGGTAGATGACTTCAATAAGGCAGTTAGTCCATTACTAGATATTGACAGTGCAATTGACTACTACATTTTTTCCGTTTTAGTCGATAACGATGATGGTATTTTCAGAAACTACCTACTTCAAACATTCGATGGCAAAAAATGGTACTTTGCAGCATATGACCTAGATTCAATCTTCGGACGTACGCCAGACTTCTTAGAACATATGCCTGCTAAGTCTGATACAGACGACTGGCGAGATCATGGTGTGACTTTTGAGAATATAACCAATGCTAACAGATTAATGTATCAATTGTGGAAATTCTACAAAGATGAGATTTTAAATCGGACAAAGGCTTTAGTTGATGGAGTTATGTCTGATTCAGCAGTAGATACAGCTTTTGTTGATTTTGTTAGACATATTCCACTCAAAGCATTTGATGCAGAACTTGATGTGTGGCCTTACACGCCTAACACGTCAGTTGATAATGTCAATCGTATTGGTAGATGGTATATGCAAAGAGTGGATTGGTTTAAAAAGCGGTATCTAGATAACACAGAAAATACAATTCAACAGCTTCAAGCAAAGGTACAAAACTTAGAACACAAATAAAATTACTTTAAAGGAGAAAAATTATTATGGCAGATATTAAATTTATGAACTTAAGTGAAAACGGTAACCCAGCTACTACAGATAGCGTTTTAATTGGTAATTCGCAAGATGGACTAAAGCGTACAACCTTAGGGACTATCGGAAACATGTTTGCGGTTCATGGTTTGCTACATTTTGAAAATGTAAAAGTCCCCACATCTACAGCATCAGGTCAAATTACAAATCCCGCTGCACAATACTGGGACGCTTCTTTTCAAGTCACAGCCCCAAATATCACAGGTTATACTTTTAAATGCTGGATTGGATCACAAACTAATGGATTTGTATGCGGAAATTATGTGGCAGATCCGCTGAACCCTACTGCTTTAGTATGGGTAAATCAATTCCCTACATCACAAGTACAAGATGCTAATAGTGTGCAAGCAACGGCTTTATATGTAAAGAATGAATTAGCTTAAAGGAAAAGAGTGAAGAATTATGAATGAAGAAACACACGTAGAGAACAAGACAGCCGAACAAAAGAATACTACTGAAAACACAACTACATCTGCAGTTAATACTTCAAAAGCTGCAGATGAAAAAACTACTAATACTCCAGTCACTGAATCAAAACCAGAGCCTACAGATCATACGTTAAGTGACCCAGCAAACAAAGCAACTGATGTAAAACCAGCAGATCCTCAACCTGCTGAGCCAGAAACGCCAGTCTCAACGGATCAACCTAAGAAACTTGCTGATGTAACTGAAACTTCATTAGTTTGGATTAGTGGCATGGTGGGAGATCGCCAAATTGATTGTGCTGGTCCAATTGAACTCCCTTTTAAGATTACTAAACCAACTTGGCCATATACACCAGTAGAGCCTAACGTTGCATACACTAATCAAGTTTTTGATTATGATAGTGGTGCTTGGGTAGCAACTGATGCTAAAAGTCAAGGGCAACAATTAACCGATTTAGCTCAAAGAGTTCAAGATCTTCAAAAAGATAGTGAAGGCCATGATAAATCAGCTGATAGAGTTGAAAAGATGAGTGTTCAAACCACTAGAATGTTAACTAGCCTTACTCAACAAATGGCTACATTAAGTTCAAAATTAGATACTGTTTTAAATACTAAGGAAGGTGACAAATAATGCCTGATTTATTACTAGAAATATATAAAGAACAGCTTGACTGGGGTTGGATTACTTTAGATGACCTTAAAGCAAATGTAAATAGTGGATTACTTGCCCCAGATGATTTTGAAAAGATCGCTGGTCAAACATATGTAGCCTAGCAAGTTGAAAGTCGCCTAAGAAATAAACAGTACGCAAGGGCGGCTGATAGGAGAATAGTATATGAAACAAAAACTAAAGCATCTCCTCTATACTGAACACCTACAACATGAAATTTTAGCTTTAGGAATGGTTTTAATAGGACTAATTCTTATTTTTAACGATGACTACTTCTTTTGGCCACCTTTCATGATTAGCGTTTTGAATGATGATTTAGTAGGTGGCGTATTTGTAGTAGATGGCATTTTGCTTTTAAAGTGGGCATTAAGTGCTTCAGGTAAAATATATGCTAATCGTAACTTGCTTATCATGACAGCAGGGCTATTAGCTTTTGAAGCTACAGCAGAGTTTAGTCATGGTTTTATAGCCCATAAACCGCATATGTTAATAGCTGGAGTTGCTGAAACAGTTATTCTGATTTTCGTTTTTTCAATCATCGGAAAAAGTAAAAAACATAATTACTAGAGGAGGTGGTGCTGTGGAATTTATTAAGGCACTACCTTATATAGTGGGTATTTTGGCAACTGTAGGAGCTGGCATTAAGTGGCTGTATGGGGAACTAAAAGAAGAAAAGAAACATTATGAAGAGCTTTATCAACAAAAAGAAATAGAAGTTGAAAAGCTAAAAGACAAAATCAACCAGTTAAAAATTAAAATAATCAAACTTGAAGCATCTCAACGAGGTGCTTCTTTTGATAGGGAGGAAAAGAAATGAATTCCAATCATCTATTAGATTTAACAATTGTAGTTACATCAGTTGCAGCAGTCATTGTTGCTTCTATATACGCTAAACACAAGATTGCAATTGACAAGAAAGCAGCACAAGGCGACCTTTTGGCAAAGTCTGAAAAGATAATTGCTCAATCTGTAAGTCCCCTTGTCTACCAAGCAGAAAAGAGGGGAGGGGACGGCGAAGATAAGTTAACTTCCGTCGTTCAAGGCTTGTTCTTACTCTTAGATATGGCACACTTACCACACCCAACAATGAGTTTTGTAAAAGGTATGGTTGAAAAGGCTGTGACTGCGATGAAGCAAGCACAGTCAATCGCTGACACCGTTGATAAGCCTAAGACGGCCATTGTTGGCGAGTTAAAGGAAGTTAAGAAGTAGGAGGTAACATATATGGAAGTAGCAAAAAGAAATTACGGTGTAGACGTATCTAGCTATCAAGATAGTAATGTAGCTAATTATTCTGGCGCTAAGTTTGCAATTGTCAAAGTATCGGAAGGTTTAGATTATCGTAATCCTAAGGCTGGCAGTCAAGTATCTACCGCAAAGGATAGTGGTATGTTGCCAATGGCTTATCACTATGGAAGATTTAGTAGCAATAGTAACGTAGCCGTTCAAGAGGCTAACTATGCAGTTAACTCAGCTAAAGCAGTTGGACTTAATGCAGGTTCCTACTTAGCATTAGACTATGAACAAGGTAGTGGTAATGAAACTGGCGGAAATGCTGGTGATAATACTACTGCAATCCTAGCTTTCTTAGACACGATCGTAAATGCTGGCTATCAACCATTGTTATACTCAGGTGCTGCGTTGTTTAAGTCCAAGATTGATACTGGTAAAGTATTAGCAAAATATCCCAACTGCTTATGGGTAGCGTCTTATCCTGTATCTGGTGCAGTAAGTAAACCAGACTTTGGTTACTTTCCATCAATGGACGGAGTAGCAATCTGGCAATTTACCGATAATTGGCGTGGTTTAGGCGTTGACGGAAACATTAGCTTGATTGATCTTAAGACTGACGGTAAGCCAGTAATTCAATCATCTAAGCCTGCTGTTAAGAAGTCAGCACCGCAATCTTGGGTTGATGATATCGGCGATACTTGGTACAAGGAAGAAGGCAAGTTCTATCCAAACGGCACAATCAATATTAGATACGGTGCACGTACTACTAGTGACATCATCGGCACAGTAACCAAGGGCGATTGCGTTAAGTATGACGCTTACAGTCGACACGGTGGTTATGTCTGGATTAGACAACCACGGGCAAATGGTCAATACGGTTACTTAGTTTGTCGCCAAGGCAATGATCCTTGGGGAAGATTTGAATAG